AACTCGCCGCCGTTCTGCACGGCGGCCGCGGCGCTCTCATACGCAGCCCACGTGGCCGGATCGTTATTCTTCGCTCGACCACCGGTCATCGTGTATGGCGGTTTCGTCCAGGCTCCGCGCCGGAACTCCCAGCGCCAGAGAACCCAGTGGCGCAGCGCCGTCAGCGGCGTAAGAGCGATCGGCAGATGGGTGAGATCACTTTTCAGCGTGTGCGGTTTCTTCGTCATCGCCATCGTCCTAACCGTACATAGAGAGCGTGGAGCCACTTGCCTTGCTTCTCCGACGGTTTTCGGCGAGCGCACCAGCGCTCCATGTCTTCGACGAAGCCCTGCTCCTTCGCTGATAGGCGGCCGTTGGCGTGCGCGACGCAGTATTGGGCCATCTCGAAATAGGATGGCCCTTCCGTATTCCGGAAACCCTGGGCGGCCGCGGCGGCATCTTTCCCGTCTTGCACGCCGGTGTCGTAGATGTGCTTCATGTCCGCCTCGGATAGCTCGCCGCCCTTGGTGCGTTCGGCGAACTCATGGATATCGGTGCCCGCGCTTTCGAGCGTGCGGCGGATCGCGCGCGTGGCCGCAACGACCTCACCGTCCTTGTCGGAGCTGAGCGCGAGCTTGAGCAGCTTCTCGATCCTGTCGTTCACGCCGGTGTCGATCATGGCCGCCAGCACCTCTCGCGGTGGCCACACAGGCGGCAGCGCCAGTTGCTCGCGTCCTCGGTCATGCGCGGCAGCAGCTCGCCTCGCTTGGTCGCCTCGACGATCAGCTGCGCGCGCTGGAATGTTGCTTCGGCGAGCTCGAGGTCGAACGGAACGAGGAGATGGACACGCTCGCAGTTGTCGGCGTTGGTCGCGGTGAAGATGGCGGGATGGGCGTCTGCGCCGAGGTAGAATTGATAGGTCGCTACCTGCGCGGCGTATTGCGGATAATGTTTTGCTAGACCGTCCCGCTCGAGCGATTTCCAGCCCTTCGCGTTGAGCGCCTTGTGCTCCCAGACACACGGGTAGCCGACGCCTGGAATATCGGGGCCGGAAAGGAAGATCCCATCGGCGTGGCCGCGCAGCCAGCCATCGAGGGTCTTGAATTCGAGCCGGTCCTTCTCGGCGAAGCAGAAGCCGGCTCGCTCAAAGTGTTCCCGGGTCTGTGCTTCAAAGAAGTGTCCGCGGGCGAAAATGTCGCGCGTGCGCGACTCGTGTGCCGGATCGCACATCCAATCGAACTGGACCTTACGCGAGCACGGATGCCCGACCGCGGAAGCGCCGAGGTAGCCGCGGCTCTCGATGTCGGCGCGCACACTGGCATTGAGCAGCGCATTGATGGCAATGCTGGCCGGCTCAGCGGATGCCTCGGTGCGGTTGAAATCGGGCATGGCACGACAATCACGGGCTAACCGTTGACTTCCCTGTCGAGGGCCGGGATTGGATCGTCCCATGGGACAGCGGGGTGTTCTCCCGGCGGCGACACCCGGGCGACCTCGCGCTCGCCGGCCTCGCGCGCATCGAGCGCCGTCTTGATCAGCGTGTAGGCGTCGGCGAGGAAGTTGACGATCTCCTCCGGCGAGAGCGTGCCCAAGCTCGCGTTCCAATCGACCCGCGCATTGCCAAGCTCTGGCAGGACGCAGGTGATCGCGCCGTTGAGCCAAGGATCCGGCTGAATGCCGGTCTGCTGGATTAGCTTCTCGATGCTTTGTCCGTTGAGACCATTCGATGTGGCCTGCGAAGCCCGCGTCTCGATCCATCCGAAGATGACCGAGGCGACGATCCAGCCCAGCTCGATGTCGGAGAGGCGCCCCACCGGTGTATTTGGAGGCACCACCCCGGCGTCGATGGTCTTGCGCGCGGCCGCGATAGCCGAGGCAGTCGCCTGCCTCAGCCAGGCGTCCTCAAGTCCACTGAGCGTCGGGACCCGAACGGTCGTCTTACGCCGGCCCATTACGCCCACCTCGGCTTCGGGATCGTTAAGGCCTTCGTCCCGGGAGCCGTATGCATGAGCGGCAGCTCGACCTGCTCGATCGGATGCCACTCCTTCATCTCCGGCGTGATGACCGCGGCGAGAATGTTCTTGGCCCGGTAGTCGCCCTTCGCCGGTTCGACGCCGATCCGCCCGAGAAAACGGATTCCGTCAAAATCACGGTACTCGGCGACCCGAGCCTTCTTCGCCGCCTCACTTACGTCCTGCGGCTTGATGCCCCGGGCCGACTCCAAGATTGCCCTGAGCCGGGATCGCGTGATGTCTGCCGCCTGGGCGTGCCCGTCGGTCGTGCCGGAGAGCACGTAGAAGCCGAAGAACTTGCGCTTGGCGTACACCCCCTCGACCACGGTGAACTCGCAATCGAGGCCTTCGCACTCGCCGGACTTCGATCGCTTGAGGAGGCCATCCGGACCGGCGGCACCGTCTCGGATCTTGAGCCCGATGACCGCGATGGTTCCGGCCGGAATGACATCGTAATCGCGTTGCTCTGTTGCGGTATTGAAGTCAAAGGCGCTCATGACACTTTCTCCTGTGTTCTGCGCTTACTCGGCGGCCGATTGGAATCCAGCGAGGTCGCCGCCGGACCTCGTGAGTTTTTCAAGCAGTTTGCCTAGGTGCGGCTGCTCGATCTGATCGAGGCGGCCGCTCCTGTCCTTTGCGGGGTAGTTCCAGGGGTTCGGCGATGTGCATACGAAGGCGCGAACGGGCGCTTCATCTCCGAACCGAACCCAGTTCATGGTGATAATCTGATCGACCACCGCGGGCAGCTCACGCGCCGCGCGGCTACCCTCTAGCTGAAGCCGGTGTTCGGTCCGATTGAAGTCATCGGTGATGGTTTCGAGGATTCCAAGGAAGACGACGTTGACGGCGCGCGCCTGCTGAAGGTGGAGAAGCCAGCCGATCATCTCGCGCGCGAAGACGCCGTAAGCGCCGCGCAGGTCTTTCCTGCCGCTCCGCTCCGAGAAGGCTTCCGGCTGCTGGCACGCCCAGGCGAAGCACAGCCGCCCGGCGGCGGTGATGCTGTCGATGAAGAAGGTGCGATACTCTGCGCGCCGGTCGGGAGGCGAATCGAGCTCGTCGATGACCGCATCGAGATGGGCATCGGAGTAGACCGCACCTGCTGGCACAGCGGGATTAGCGCCGGCCAGATAGACGGCAATATTGCGGCACCCCGGCCAATTGCGCGGGCGGAAGGTGTCGATCGCGATGTCCTGCACCGCGAGATCGCCAGCCTCGATGTCGACGAAGAGTGTCGATTTCGAATCGAGTGTACGCAGCAGCGAGGTCTTGCCGACGCCGGTCGGGCCGACGATCAGCATCTTCGCTCCGCGCGCCGCTGTGTTGAACGCGCTGGCGGGAATGATCTTGTTCATCATGCCGCGATCTCCTCAAGCGCATCCTCGAAAGCGTCGACGAGCCGGCCTTCGTATTCGCTCACGCTGAGCTCGAACTCATTGCGAGCATCAGCGAGAATCAAATCGATCTCCCCGATCGACATGCCGCGGAACATCGGAGTACGGCGCAGGCGAGCGACGATCCGATCGAACATCTCGGTGGAGCGGATCGGTTCCCATGTGAAGGCCTGCATCAGCGCCCCCATCACGTCGTCGGCGTGGTCTATCTTCATGGCTGGGCTCGGGATAAGAAACGGTGTTTCTCGGGAGTGGCAGATGTCATTTTCGGAAAACTCCATCTTGGAGTTCTTGGAAAATGACAGCGCCGGGACCTTGCGGTCCGCGGCGCTAGACGCAGACTTACTCCGCGGCCTCGAGCAACGGCTCGATCATGTCGGTCCAGAGCTGATCGGGGTTTCCGTGGGCACGCGAGGCGGCGGTCTTCTGGGCGGACGTTGTGTTGGCCAGCGCCTCCATCAGCCGCACCGCCGGCTTCAACAATCTCGCCAAGGGCTTGAGCGACACGTCACCACGCTCGACGCGGTCGATCAGGGCCTGATCGTTCGTTTTGAGCACGACTATTGCCGCCTCAAGGTAGTCAACGCTCGTCCCGTGGCAGAGAGCTGCCTGGGCAAGCGTGACCCGCTCCTTGTTGGCGATCTTGTACCGCGCGGCGGCCATGGCCTTCGCGCTCGCGACGCGAACTCCATGCCTGACCTGAGCACGACGACTTCTGCGGAGTTGACCGCGGGCCTTGCAGCCCCCATTTCCACGAACTACCTGCATTTGCAGGGTCTCCAGTGCTTGGCGGCCGCGGGTATCTTGCGAAGATTTCCTCCGCGGCCCGCCACTTCACCCGCCAGTCATCTCCGTGATCCTCGGGTCGGCGGGCGACACCCCGAGGCGGAAGTTCTCTATTTCTTTCGAGCGTGGATCCGCGGACGACCGCGCGGGCGACGACCAGGCACGGGCAGCTGTTTCTGCGCGCGCTCCTTGAGCACGCGCGCGTAGATGAGGGCATCGTCGTAGGACGTGACCCGCATCGACGGGCCGATCAGATAGGATTTCGGAAAGTCGGGATCGGGAGGGGTGTTCTTGCTCGGATCGCCGTTTCGCCGTCGCTGGATCTCAGACCGCGACATGTCGAGGACGAGAGCTAGGTGTTTATCCCGAAGCTGAAGAGGCGTCATGGCGTGATATGAAATCATCACGCCGGGCGACACCTGAAAGACGCGCAGCCGAACTTACAGTTTGTTTAGCGCAAGCAGTCTTTGTTTAAGGCGGCGGCAGCTTATACGCCTTGTGTTTCTGCCAGTCGCAATTAGACGAGCCGTCAATCATCTCGTGGTAATTGTAATCCGGGAACCCATACTTTTTTTGAATGGTGTACTTTATCGCAGAGCCGTCGCGCGTACCCTTCGACTGCAAGTACCAAATGTCCGCGAGAGCGTCGTTGTAGTGCTTGTTCCACTGGCCCTCACGCTGTATCGGAGGGCGATACCTGGGGATCGGTGCATCCCGCCGCTCACGGAATTGCTGCTGCTCCCGTTTCAGCGCCGCATCAAAGGTTGGAGCGGGATCGCCCCCGGTACGTCGAATACTCACGGCGAGTTTATAGGCTGCCTCATCGAAAAGCCGCTTGTCCTCGTCCGTCATTCGCCGCCTCAATGTGCCGCTTGTTGTGCCGGATCAGCTTCCAGCCAAATGTCTGATTTTGTTTGCTTGTGCCGGTGTGCCGTCTTCAGGACAGTACTGCCTCCACGCCTGCGCGAATTGATCCCAGGTGTAACCCTTACGGCTCTTGCTGCCTGTCGTTCGCTGGCCGGGCGGCCAGATCGATTTCGATGTGATGTCGAAGGCGCGAAAGAGGCGGGCGAGGTGCATCTGTGTGAGCTTGCGCCCCGGATGATGATCATCCCAGTCCGCCCAATAATCATTGAGCTCATGCAGGGCGGCCACAAGCTCGACACCCGCGATGCGATTGACGCCGTGCTGTCGGAAGACATTCCTGGTATCGTGGAGGGCAGCGACGCCAGGATCCACGTCCGCGCGGTTGGCCCTGAGTTTCAGCGCCGCAGCCCGCGCGTCCTCACCGTGGCTAAGGCTGTCGGCGATACTGAACAGAGCTCGCCAATTGTCGGCCGGGCGGTTGGTGAGGCCGGCCATGTCCGGGTTCAGGTTAAGCTGCACCGTCTGAGCCCACTGCGACAGCAGCTTGCGCGCCTCAGCAAAAACCGGACTGTGCCTCTCGATCCGTTCGAGACGTCCGCAGGTGTTTTGTGCATCCTGATAACGATGCTGCGATCGAGCAGGGGCAGCGACAACGAATGAGCGCCGATCGCGGCCAGAGCGACAGGTGCGTAAACCTCGAACAGCTGTGGCCAGCCGTCGATGAAGCGCGAGACACCGCCGCCGGCACTCCAGCCGGAATGGAGCACCGCCTTCAACGTTCCATTGTGGCGCAGGTTCACCTGATCGAACTCGTCGAGAAGGAAGGTAGGAAGCTGCCGCTGGCGGTAGATGCTCGCGGGGGTCACGTCGTCTACACGCCACGAATTAGGAGCGAGCTGCTCGATTAGTGCGAGGGTTTCAGTTTTTCCGCAGCCACGTACGGGCGAGATCAGCGCCAGCCGGGGCGAGTGCGTGAAACGGTTAAAAACCCAGCAGTGCAGGACCCACAGCGTGAAGGCGGTGCGCTCTTCCGAGCTAACGAAGATGTGGAGTTCGAAGAGCCGCCGCACGAGATCAAAGACGTTGACCTCCGGCTGATCACTCGTCTGATCACTCGGCTGATGGGGAGAGGGAGGCTGGGCGGCGCTGCCAGCAGCCATGGCCGCCCTAATCTCGTCGATGTGATTCCAATTACAGCCGTACTCACTCAACAACTCGATAATCTTTTTTCGCGCGCTTTCACCCTCCTCGCTGGCGGAGCCAACCAGCGCGTACAGCTTCAGGATCTTTCGGCAGACCTTAGGAGGAGGCAGCGCCATAGCACAATTCCCGGCACGGCGGCACAAGCGAGCAGAAACAAAGGGTTGCAGTCAGACTCAGCCGGCACAGGTGTCGGCACAAACTGAGAAGATCAAGGAACAAACATGGGACGGTATGGCGCTAAATGTAAGCGTCCCAGGCTCAATCCCCTAGAACATAATTAGTTATCCTCCGCGCGCCGTCGCTCGCTGTGCAAGATCGATGATGTCGCCTCGGCGGTTCTCTAGAATCGAAGCTAGCCGCTCCTCCCAGAGCCTAAGACCTTGGCGTTTCTCACTCTCATAATCATGCTGGTTGTAAACCTTGTGCATCCCGGGCTTGACGTGGGCGAGGAGAAGCTCACGCACCAGATCACCGCCGGGGACGGGTAGCTCGGACAACCGTGTCCGCATGCTGCGGCGAAGGTCGTGGAGACGCCAATTCTCAAGCTTCGCTGAAGGATCATCGCGCTTGAGTTCTTCCGCCATGTACTGATCGATTTTTCCTTTGAACGCGGAAAAGCTCGAGAGGGGCCGATTGCTACGGCCGCTCGGGAAGAGGAATTCGCTGTCACGCGACAACGAGTTGACAATCTCAATCATGCGATCCGTGAGTGGAACAACATGCACGCGGTCCGACTTCATGCGTGTCGAGGGTATCACCCACTTCCTGTCGGTTAAGTCAAACTCAGTCCAGCGAGCTCCCACAACCTCATTGCGGCGCAAACCTGTAAGGGCTAGCAACTCGACAATCGGCCGATATGGGTAGCCAAGCCGCCGCACAGCACGAAAAAGCAGACGCCATTCTTTGTCGCTGAGGGTGCGCTCTCGGATCTTTCGGCCTCCGAGAACGTCGGCGATGTCGGCCAGCCGCAACTTTTCGCAAGGAGAGTGCGCAACTCCGAACGTGCCGCGAGAGACGGCCCAGTTAAAAAGGCGCCGGCAAATATTGTACACGCTTCGGGCGGCTTCCGGCGTACCCACATCAATAGGTGCCTCGACGCGTTCCAAAACATCAGCGCGTGTGATCGACGCCAGCGGCACGTCCTTCCAGAACGGCATGAGATGCCGGTCGATTGTCATGCGCATCTGGCGGCCGGTGCGTTTACCGCCCAGAACGCGCTTCTCGTAGAGGTCTACGACCTCGCCAAAGGTCTTCGGTGCGCTGACGGTCTTGGCGATAGCACGAGCAGCTTTTTCTTCCGCCGCGGGATCCCGACCTTGGCGAATCAGCCCGCGCAATCTCCGCGCTTCCTCGCGCGCTTCCTCGATACCGATCTCGCCGATTCGGCCTATCGTGTACCGGCGCCGTCGACCACCGAAAGAATAGAGCAGGATGTAGCTCCGAACGCCGCGATCGGTGACCCGTATGCCAAAACCGCGAATCTCGCGATCGTATCGCTCCCGTCGCTTGCCGGGCTTCGGCTTCTTGAGCTTGCGGATACCGAGCTCGGTGAGCGCCATATAGAAATGCTCCTTTTAGATACGACCGGGTAGCGCCCTCTGATCTTCATCCCGCCGAATCGAGGGTTTAGTTCTCTCAAACAGACGGCACAGCGGCACACGCGCTTGGCCAACCTTGTTCCCAAGAAGACTGATCTACGGGGGTAGATTCAGGGTAGCATAAAAATCAGGGCAAGCAAGAAAATTTATGAGATAGCATGGAGCTATCTACCGACATAAAATGCAGCCTTGTGAATAGCTTGCCCGATAAAAACGCTGCGCACGCTCAATCACTTAGAGACCCAGCGCACATCTACACGCCGGGGATGCCGGCCGTCCGCTGATTACCGGAAGTCTTCGGACTTGAGCTCGATGGGAGTGCCGTGGAGCGTGCGCTCGGCAGCGTGGTCCCAGGCGTCGCGGTAACGCGCGAGTGTCTGCGCGTCGGTCACGCCTTTGGTCGCGACGACGCGTTCGAGCGCGTTGAGCCAATGCCGGTAGTAGGTATCGCCGGTGTCGGGATCGCCCGCAACCTGTGCACGCTTGATCTCGTCGGTGAGGATTGCCGCCCATTCCGGCCAGGTGAAGAGGCCGCGATCATAAAGCGCAAGCGCCATGGCGAAGGCCTGCGCCTCCCACGGCTCGCGAAACACCG